CATTATGATTTAGAATTTATTTTTTACTCCATGATATTTAGAAAGCTATTTAGGTCCTATTTAGAAAGCCATAATAATTTAGAAAGCTATTTAGGTCCTATTTAGAAAGCTATTTATTCTCGTTGTTTTTTTGTCTCGTTATTATTCATTTGTGATAGTTTCATTATTGATCTTATAACCAATAATATATTTACATTTATTGTTATCTTTTTTCACGATACAAACTTTTGCAATCCATTCATAAAACGCATCACGGTTATATTTCCTTTTCATTTTACATGTTAAGTTTCTATAATCTTCGTCAGCTTGTATATTTTCAAAAATATCTTTTAGTTTTAATGCTTTTTCCTCTAAATATTGTTTAGGAGTAGCAGTATCCTTCTCATAAATCTTATCAAATAACTTTTTGAAAATATTCTGGTTGGCAAGGAAAATTTCGCTTCTCTTAGTAATCTTTTCAGTTTCTGTGAAAATAATTCCAGTTTCACCTTCTTTGTCTCTATATGTTGCATATGCTCCAAGAAGAATATCTAAAAATATTAATTTGGCACTTTCCATAAATTCACGTGTCTCATATCGTCTGTTTGCTTTTAAATATGTAATACCCTCAACAGTTGTCCCAATTCGGCAGTCGCTTTCTTTTACGAAATTCACAGGGAAAAAGATGTCTTTAATTCTTCTAACTTCAGCTGCACCAATCAAGTTATCAAACTCTGGAGGTTGATTGAATTCTAAAACGTTTGTAGAACACAAATAAAAATGTTCTTTTGTCTTGTCGTATAAGTTTCTGGCATCATATTTACCTCCTCCTGATAATTTTTTAATGATGGCAGTCTTAAGAGTATCGCCAATTTCTGTAAAGTTGATATAACGTTTATTTTTCAAACCCATAATATCTGGACTTGCAACATTTGCTTTTTCCAAATCGGTTAAAATTCCGTTAGTTGGTTGATGGTAATAATCCCCAAGAATGATATCCATAAGACCAGCGGTTGAACCTTTCCCATTTCCTCCTTGGCCGTTAAAAAGAAATAAGTTTTGGTATGCTCGTCCATCTAACCCAGATGCTAATATTTGCATATAAATAGTTCTATATTCAATGTCTGGGTGGATTGATTCAATGAATTTAATTACTTCTTCTCGTAGTTTTGCAACACTCTCGTTGGAATAGTCTGGTTTTTCATAGTTGTAATTAACACTCATAGTCATATAGTCGTCATATTTATATTCTCTAAAAACGTTGTTTGTCAAGTCAAAAACACCATTGTCAAAACCCAGCAGGTATGGATTAAGGTTAAAATCTTCTTTTCTTTCTTTGCAATAAGCAATTGTTTTTTCTTCTATGTCAGCAATACGAGAGCGTGCGGATGTATTTACTCTAAGTGTTGTAAGTAATGATTCACGTTCTTTCTCTTCCAATCCAATATCTGCATTTATATCCGCCGCCATTAAATTATAAAGATTTTCACAAATATAACGAACAAGATGATGGCGTTGTTTTCCAACAGTTTCTTCATACCATCTATTTCCATAATAAACAAATAATTGTTGTTTATACTTTATGATGTAGTCCCCATACTCTTCCAACAATCTCTCGTTTAATTTTGTTGCACTGAGTAAATCATTCCATTCAAATACGGTTTTTCCTCCTTCAAAAATTGGGATTTCAATTTTCTCGTCAAATGGTTTCAAGATAAATTTCATATCAATGCCATACGTTGAAGAAATAACATCATTGCACTCGTTAATAAGATTATCATAATATAAATCCTTTAAAATCATAAAACCATCTTGACACGAAACAATCTGTTCTAACTTGAAATTTTTTTCATTTACAAGATAGTTAATCGCACATTCTTGAAACATCTTTTCTACTGTTTGAGACCATAAACCCATTACACCACGCTTACCTTCCGCTTCAGTTTTCCACTTTGTTGGGTCTTGTCTTAAAACGTCTTTTTCAATATGCTTGTTGGAACAATAAATGATAGTTGCAACTAACTTCATTTCTTTCTCAAGATTATTTATAAAATCAATTTTCTCGTTGTTTTCTCGTTTAGTTTGAATATCGTTTTCTTTAAGCCATCCATCATAACTACCTCCCATCATCAACGAAATCGGTAAATTCTTAGCAACGTCTTTATCACAGTCGTGATGTTCCATGATCATTGTTCGGTATTTTTTTGGGTCATCAACATATAATTTCAAAAATGGTAAATCTTCATTGTTCTGTTTCGCAATTGAATACAAAGCCGATGGCTGAGCGTTTATCATATCAATATCTGCATAAATTCCATCACAAAGACTATGGCGTGTCTGTCTTCGCATTATTGATAAACTTAAATAATTCACTGGTGTAATCCTTCCCCATTTGTGTTTTGATGAAATGTATGCTGTTGCAAAATTCTTGCTTTTGGGGTTATAGTTCTTCTTATAGTCTTGCATTTGATCCAATTCGGTCTTGTATCTTATGTGAGAGTATTTACAATCTCCCTGATATGTGATTCCCAACTTATTGTCAATAAATCCATTAACCATTTTAATATCCGTGAATTCTTCCATTTTCTTTTTTAAGAATATGCTTTTGGTACATTCTTTGGAGAGAGTCCAATTAAAGTGCTTTGGCGTGTCAATTTCTGGTGTTTGCATTTTTTGAGATTATTCCTAAAGTTTTTTTATATATTTATACTTATATATTTCTTTAAGTTGTTTTTTATTACTCAAATATTATATTTTTGGGAATTAAACTAATATAAGTTCTTTGTGTAAAAACGGCGAACAGGTTTGCCGGCCACATACAATTAATAAAATACATTTGAAAACTTTTAAAGCATTTACCAAGCGAATAATTTTATTAACTGTTTTAATTACGTGAGACGACGGCAAACAGGTGCGTTAAAACTGGTTTTTCAAAACTATTTTTCTAATAAGATTTTTTTTCATTTTCATTTTTTATTTTTTTTATTTTTTTCTAATAAGATTTTATTGGATTTGGCACACCTGTTTGCCGGTCGTCTCAGTAAATATTAAGAATGACAAGAATGTTAGCTTGAGATATGCTTTTAAAATGTTTATTATTATTAATATCCTTCTTTTATGGTACCGTAAAGTGGTTTGTTTTTAAGGTAAAGTGGTTTGTTTTTACGGAAAACCTGTATGAAAATACGGCTAGGATGTTCGTGATTACGGAAAACCTGTTTGACAATCTTTATAAACTTTAGAAATATATAAGGATTTTTTATTTTTTTCTCACAATAGTAAAAAACACTTAAAGAAGTATATCTAGGAAGTTTATAAAAAAACACCCATACAATCTTTAAGATGCCAAACTATAATAAAAGTGTTATTTACCGAATAATAAACAAACAAACTGGTGAGACATTATATGTAGGTTCTACTACTAACATAAGGAGAAGACTGACAGACCATAAAAGCCGTTGCCATAATCCAAAGGCCACTCATTATAATTATCCAATCTATCAACATATTAGGGAATTGGGGGGTTGGGAATCAATCACACATATTATCATAGAACAATTTTCAAACTGTGAAAATAAAATTGATCTTTTAAAACGAGAACAAGAATTTATTGATGAATTCAAAAGTTCAAAAAACATTATGAAATCCTACATAGAAAAAAAACAATAAATAAAAATATATTTAGTAAGTTAAAACAACTTAAAAGATTTTCTATATATAAAATAAATTATAACATGTCATCACCAGAAGAAATATTGTCTTTAACACCAGCCGAAAAATATTACAAAAATCATTTGAAAAATGTAAGCAATTACCAGAAGCGTAATCCAGAAAAGATGAGAGAGAAGAACAAGAAGCACAACGATAAAATCAAGAATGAAGATCCTGAGAAATATCAAGCCAAACTTTTAAAACAACGTGAATACTATCAAAACGTTATAAAACAAAAAAAACAACTAGAGAAAACAACGACAGAAGAACTAGCTTCTCAATAACTGAATACCTTTAGATGCGAGAAATGCTCTCAACTTTTCATAGTCTTCTTCAAATTGTATTTTCTTTATTTTTTCAATGCATTTGAAATGAATTTTTCTGTCAATGAAATCAACTCTTTTACACCTTCTTAAAGGTTTATGACAATGTTCGCAAATTCCTAAACTCATTTGGGTTATGGTATTAATTTATTAATGTCTTTTTTACGAATTAAATACGTGTGCTATTTGTGCTTGATGCTTTACGTATTCCGTTAATACTAAAAGTAAAATTTGTATTAGGGAAAGCATCAGTCGTTTCAGGAGTTCCATCATCACTAATTCTTTTGAAGGTTAAAGTAATATTACACTGTTCCTGTGATTTTCCAAAAGTCAGCGTTCCACTCTGGTTATAAACTCTGTAAAAAATAGCACCAGCAGTTGTGGGATATGCATACGCTCCTAAAACTGCTCTTGCAGTATTTCCTTTTTTATTTACATCATACGTGTTATTTAAAAATGGTAATCCTTCAATATACACGGTTAAATTTAGATTATTGATATCGCTATTACCAAAAGATGCACCAAGTGCGGAAGGTGTTTTAGACGAGACGATTGAAGTTAGGGATAGATTAAATGTTTCATATTCATCATACATATCACCTAAAAGAATTCTTAAATTAATATTGTTCCACCTTAAAACTGTATTCCCTACACTTGCCAAACCGTTGGAGTTTTCTGTAGTAGATAAGTCGCTTGATTTTAAAAATAGTGTAGAAACTGCAAAATCTGTCATTTTATTTTATAATAATATTTTATTTTTATGATTTATACGGTTTTAAAATTTCACGTATGAAGTACCATTTTCACAAACAACGACAGTATCAAAGTTAGCAAAACAATCAAATCTCAAAGTAACTGCTCCAGCAGGGTTGACCGTAATAAAAGCAAAACAGTCATCATTATTGGAGTTATAGCCAGAAAATATGCTTGACTTATCAGCAGATGCATAGTTTTCTAAATCAAGACCAATGTAAAAACTACCAGAGCTGACGGCAGATGTTGTAGCCGCAGTATCTACATCATCCAGCGCAACCGATGCGGCTAATGTGTAAGATGCTCTATCAATAGAAGGTTGGTAGTTGATATCGCCAATACTTCCAATTGCTTTGACAGCTTCAGCAAACATTTCAGTAAGTGTGTTAGGTGCTTTTGATGGCAATACAGAAGGACCGAGTCTAAAATAATATTCAGTACATCCTTGGGTTGTTGATGAATAAGGAAAAAAGGTAATTGCACCAGTACCTTTTTCACGAATAGTTATAAAAAGTGCTTTTAATGATGTAAATTTTGCAGGAATTGGAAAAGTGATGAGTGCAACACCAGCAGCAGTAAGGGACTGAGTAAATTGGTAATTTCTAAAGTCAGGAACAACATACTGCAATGGATCACCTCCTAAACTTGAATATATAGTTTGCATGGCAGAATCGCCAAGTTCAATCATATTGGCTACGTACTCGCAGTTGGTAAGTGCAAACGTATTTGCAAGAGCACCAGTTTTAATAGCGCAAGCATTGATTGCATTGGGGACAAGTTGAATTTCAAGACGTAGCGGTGCTGATGTCATTGCAAATAACGGGATATAAGAAGACGTACACAAAGACCCAACTAAAGAAATGAGATTTAAACAATAGGTAAATGTGCCAGTGGTACCAGCATTACCAACATATGTAAGAGCACCACCACTAATGGTTAACCTCTCACCTGAATTGATTTGATTAACTGGAAGATTTGATGCTGCTGCAGCTGCTGGAGTTGTAACTGATAAATCTGCACGAGTTCCAGCAAGAAGATTTTGTTTTCCATAAACAGCATCACTTGGTTGTTGCAAATCAAAAAGCATTTTTGCAAGAAGTCCATAATTGTCAATATCCTGTAAGAGGTTGCTACCATGAAAGACCCGAATTCGTTGAATAATTCCGTGAGCTCCGCAACTGTCCCATCTAAAAGCATTGGATGCCGCACCTGATGTCATTTGCACGTTAAACTTCAAATATGACTCAGTTGGTACCATAACAAGATTGTTTCGTGTTGGGATGTTAAAAATTATCGTATCATTCCCAGAATATAAATTTGCACCCTGTGGCTGAATATTAACCCTTGAACTTCTCGCAACAGCAGATTCAATTTTCGTCCCGTATTTAAGATTTTTTGGCAACATTGTGTTTAGTTTTGTTATATTTTACCACAAGATAAAAAAAAAAGAAAATAATCGCTAAAGATTTATTTCGTCATTCGTCCTAATCCTTTTGCCATAAAATCACTACCTGCAGTATTTGACTTATTTATTATCCCAGTAATTTGCAACGGCTCACCTTTTGGCATAATCATATTGTTTTTAAAATAAATACCTTTTACACCTAAACCTTTCAGTGCAGTATGGTGTTTTACTCCTAAACCTTTTCCGCTTGATTGTTGTTTGATTCCGATATTTTTCATTGTTGTTTTATTTATGATTATATTTTATTTATAAAAGCAATTTTGGTAAGTTTTTCATAATCACCTGTGTTAAAACACCTTGTGCGATTTTAGAACCTATTCCATAAACAGCACTGCCAATCTTTTGACCTAGTGTCTTTTTTGGTTTCGTGTTTTGTTTTTTTCCTAAATACATTTGTTTTACTTTATTCAACGAAATTAATTATGTCTAATTGCAAGGTCAATGAAAAAAACTGTGAATTCAAATCAATAGCAGAACCAGTATCATCAACTAACTTTATTGAAATGTTATTAAAATTGTTATCATAAAGATTCACTTTAAAATTAGACGTATTTTTATAGGTTATTAAACTATATGGCTGACCGTCAACCGGAATACTGCAAAGAATATTTTGCTCGCTTTGTGCGTTGTTATTTATGCAACCTGTTTGTAAATTTGTCGCTAAACAAATACAACGAACAGAAGCCAAATTTATTACATTTTGACTAGTATAACTAAACAACGCAGAAGTATTATATAAGTCGTTTGTATCCAACCCGAGTAATTCCTGACACGTTGAAAATGCGGATAAAAATTTAAAATTGTACGTTGTATTTACAAACTTGAATTTATTCTTTATTACATCATACGAAACAGTCATTCTATTACCAACGAACAACGTGGATAAATACGAGGCCAACTGATAAGCGTTATAATTACCGTTGGAAATATATAGTGTGTTTGTTATGGTGCTAACTGGCGCACCATTTCCATCAACAACCGTTTCTTGAATTGTCATCATATTGTTTTTTGAATTTATATTGTAAAACGAATACGGGATTATTGCGTGTTGAACTGATATCAAAAAAGTGTGTTGATCTTGTGTTTCAATAATTGGTAAATCAAATATGCAGTCATTGGTATCGCCATAATTATACCTTGCATAACGTGAATTTAAATGTATTTGGATACTTTCTGTACTCATTTATACTAAAGAGAGATTTTAAAACGTTTTATTTATCTTATCCAGATTTCTAAAGTCGTGAGAAGCAAAAGGGTTGATTATTCCCTTCGTCCCTTTTATTACTACTTTTTTACCACCTGATTGCGTATTTCTTAAAAGTGAGATTACGTCATTACTGGCTCGTATATCCGTTTGGTTAGATCTTATTTTTTTACCAATTCCAAACAAGCCAACACCTTTGCTGGTAGTAATTACCTTATCAACTTTTCCACCTACGCTTTCTGCCAATGTGCCACCTAAACTGTCGCCAATTGCTGTTATTGGTCTATTCTTATACTTTTGCTTAACCTTATCAACTAACTTGGATGAATTTTGAAATCTAGGGGTTAAACCCGCTACACCACCTAAAACCGCTAAATCAGTAATGACATCCATACCTTTACGTGAGCCAGTGAATACGATTTTGGGATTTTTGTTTTTGTCTAAAAATACCTTTTGCTCTGCATTACTTAAATCCTCATCTAATACATAACCGTATTTTTTACCTATTTCTTTTGCTGGTGTATTTCTGCTATATGATGCTTGGATTAAATCTTTCAACTCGGTAGATTTTACCTTTGGGATATAATTAGGATCATACTGTAAATTTCGGGTAGGTTTAAACATCTTCTTTTATTTCACCTAAAGATTTTTTTTCTGTGATTTCTTTTAAAGGTGAATTCTCTTTATTCATTTCAACTATGTCATCAATAATCTTATCAAATGCTGGCAACTTATGAACTACTTCAGGAAATTTATCGGCAAAAAATTCAGGTGATTTAAAAAAAGTGTTATATCTTACCTTTTGCCAGTCAATTGGATCACTTGGCGCCAAAGTAAAATTTAACTCGTGGGGACATAATCCTTCTTCTAGTTGTGCGATAATGTTTTTTAAATCCATTTTTTATATTGTATATTTACAAAATATTTTTATGATTTTAACTTAAGCATATTAAAGTTTTTATAAATCGTGAAATTAGTGTTGTCTATGTCTAAATGTGTATAAGGTTTATCAAACACATAATCGTATAACTTCAATGCATCATCTTTTTTCATATTCAATAACTCATTTGCTATAGAATACCACTCTTCAATATTTTTGGGACGAAAAATGCTAATAAATGTCAGTTGCTTCCTCAGGATTTTCGGTAGGTAATAATATGACTGCAGGGTAAAAATAAATCCACAGCATAAATGGCGTGCTTTGATTAACATCTTATTCAATTGGCGTTGAATATTCTTGTCTTTAAGTTGGTCTGCATAATCGTCAATAATTACACACGAATATTGAACTTCTTCTTCTTCGTCTGTTTCACTTTCTTCATCTGCATCGCCGTCATATTTACCTTCTGTCTTTTCTTTCTTCTTGTCTTTATTGCCTTTCTTGATCATGATCAACTCGTTATAAATATTCTCTAAATTTTCAATAGACAACTCGTGATAAACTTGCTCGTGATTTTCAAACGGATGTTTTTCAAGAGAACTAAATGACGAGGAAGGACAAAAGTAATATATGTGATGGAATTTATTACGATAACACTTCTTGCTTCTAAACAGGTTCAATAAAAGATTGGTTTTCCCAGATCCTCCACTTCCGGTAAGAGCATATATCATACCATTTCTGCGGCTGATGTTTAAGTTTGTGATGTCAGGAACATAAATGTCTTGTTTTTCTTTAATCTGTCTAAATGATGTGGCTGTTGGGTTTGGTACTTCAACTATATCAGTAATTGGCATTGTTTATATGATGATTATATTTTTTTAAAAAAATTAAAATATTTAGGGAAAATAAAAGATGGAAAACACCGAAGAAATTGAAAATCAACTTAGTGATGACGAGCAAGATACTCCGCTTATCAAATCTAAAAAGAGTGTAGGAAGACCAAAGAACCCGCCAAAGATAAAAGAGAAGAAGCCAAGAACTGCAAAGCAGATTGAAGCGTTTGCTAAAGTGGTAGAAAAGAATAAAGAATACAAAGCCAAGAAACTGGAAGAAAAAAAGATTGAATCGGCAAAATTACTACTTGCTAATGGTATTGAGTTGCCAACCAAGAAGCAAATAAAATTACCACCTGCTAAAAAATTAGAAGAGCCAGAACCAGAGCCAGAAGAAGAAGTTGAAAATGAAATTATATATGTTAAGCAACCACGTAAGACAGAGCCAAAGCCAAAAAAGAAAAGGAAAATCATAGTCTATCAAGATGAATCAAGTGAAGAAGAATCAAGTGCAGAAGAGCAAGAAGTTCATATTAAGTCAAAGAAGTTTAAAACGCAACAGAATAAGAAAAGTTTAATCAAAGTTGGAGAAAAGAAAGCGCCAGTAGTGGAAATGGTTCAGCCAAGAAATTTTTTCTGTGATTAATATAAATGTCAAATTCTTTAAAATTTACTTTAAAACAGTTGCTTGATTTAGGTATTATATGCAGTCATAAGAAGAAAAAAAGAAGAGACACATCTGGTAAAAGTAGCGTGATTAGTGGTGTGAATCAAGTTGCACCAAGTCGTATTAGCTATTTACCAAGTCAAAGCCAATCATTTCCACCGCAAGTAAATCCATACGCTGATCCGTTTGATCCAAATCGTTATACGTATGCTGTAAGACTACGTGAAGAAGAAGATAGGAAATTAATTAGAAAATTACAAGAGAAACAGCAGCAACAAGCGTTTCAATCTGCAGTAAAAGAGAACTTTAGACGGTTAGACATACAGGGTAGAAATGACATTATGCGTGATAATTACGCACAACCTGAAGAAGATATTTATGGTGATGTTGGTTATGCTCGTGAAGATATGAATGGTTATTTCGGCAGAACTGCAAACGATGACGAATTTAAATCACAACAAGTAGGAGGATTTGCAGAAGGTGAAGATGCAGGGTATTTTTCAGCACGTGAAGATTTTGGAATGTCTCCAGAAGAAATGCCACAAGAAGAAGGGTTTGACCCAGAACAACTTCCGCCAGAAACTGTAAGATACAAAGCAGTTAGACGTAGCGCAGATTTTTACCGTAATTTATACGAAGAACTTGCTGGTGCATCAGCAGACCCAAACATTTTAAAATCAAAAAAAGCACAACCCATAAAATCTGCATATATTAAATTGTTAATAAAAGATTATAGAGAGTTGGGTGGAGCAGAAAGAGACATTTTAAAGTCTCAAAATATTGACTTAATTCGTGGTGAGATTAGTAAAATGATGACAGGAAAAAAATCTTCATAACTAATAAATGAGTAATTTTCTAAATTCGTTTTATACCAATTTGAATGATTTAGTGAATATAAATGCAAGTGATATAAACACACAAAAAATAACAGCCAATGAGGTTAATGCGGATCAGGTGTATTCTACTAATCTCAATTTAACTGGTTCAATCATAAATGGAGTCAATAGCTTATCCTTCAACCAGCAGTATGAATTCATTGATGTTGCGAAAAACTTTCACATATACGGAACGGGATTTATTGATTATCAAGGAACAACGTATAACATCGGGGAAATTCTTTCCGCATTTGTGGGAACTGGTACGGTTTCCCCGTATCCAAGTATTACCTATAATTCTACATCAAACACTACTACTTTCACAGGTGCGATGGTTTTCCCTAATTCATCAATTGTATCGGGTTCCATCAATAATAGTGATTTTGCTACAATCTCAACTACACAAACGCTTTCAAATAAGGAATTTTCTGGGACAACAATTTTTAGCAGTATTCAACTCAATAGCGGTTTAATATTGAATTCTGGTGCTTTAACCCTCCCACAAAGCACCCTCCAAAATATTCAATATTTATCAGGTTTAACAAGCAATTTAAATACAAGATTGACAACAGATGAAACCGATATAAATAATTTAAAAATCAAAAATACAGCAATATCGTACAACTCAACCACACAGACAACATCGTTTATTAATAATGTTTCTTTTCCAAGTAATAGCATATCAAGCACATCCATAAACAATATAACATTTTGCGACCTTTTTACCTCTCAAAATATAAACGGAATCAAAACCTTTTTGGTTAATCCAGTTTTTAACAATAACGCTATTTTAAAAACTTACGTTGATGGGACTGCTATGGATATAACAACTTCACAATCTTGTTCGGGTCAAAAAACTTTTAGCGGAACGCAGATTTTTTCATCAATTCAATTAAATAGTGATTTAGTAGTTAATACAGGAACAACGATTACAAATTTACAACTTCAACTTATTCCAAATATTTCAACAAACACTACAAATATTTCAACGAACACAAACGACATTTCTACGCTGAATACAAAGACTCAGTATATATCTTCAACCTCGTTAAATACAACTATTACCGACACATTAAATACAACTAATTTAGTTTTTTCAAAATTAAACACGTTGCCCGCTTCTTACTTCACTGGAATTTCTTCAAATATTCAAGATTCAATAAATGACGCTGTTAGTAAGGCAAATAACGCACAAGCTTCATCAAATAACGCTGTTGATAAAGCAAGCACAGCGCAAAATAGAGCCGATTCGGCTTATAATCTTGCATCAGGAGCACAGGCAACCGGATCGTCAGCGTTTGCATTAGCGGGAACAGCACAGGCAACAGGAGCAGGAGCATTAGCATTAGCAGGAACGGCAAACACATCAGCAAACACAGCCAACTCAGTTAATACAACACAACAAACATCAATAGACCAAAATATTACCGACATAACTACACTTCAAGCAAAAACATTTTCTATTTCAAGAAATGCCACGACGAACATTACAACTATAGCAGGAACTTTAACTTCTGCAACAATAAGACTGACAAGTTTAGATTCGGGGTTAAATCAATCAACCGCAGACGCAATAACATTTGCAGGATATACGACAATAAATAATACTTTATATATGGGAAATTACAATAGTATCATTGTAGATGGAATACTAAATCAAACTTCCACTAATTTAGAAAATGGAAATCTTAGCAACCAACTAAAAGCCAACACGAATATTTTGGGAACATTAACCGCTTCAGGAACATCAACAACCATTAGTTCTGCAAGCGTGCAGATTGGTGTAAATTCTACAAATACTTTTAACTGTAATTCGGCAGCATCTTTTGGCGGGGATGTTTCAATGCTTGCAAGTAAAAATCTACGGTTGAGAAATATTGTCCCACTTCTTGGAGACCACATTTATTTTGGAGAGGGTCAAATTAATATCACTGATGACGTGGTTTTTAATATGAAGATGATTGCGAATCGTCAAGTCAATATAAATAACACTTTTCAAGTTGGCACAACATTAAACCGAAACACGCTGACTACATACAATACGACAAGTCTTTTAGATGCGAATACAAGTATAACGCTAAACAGTCCCATCATTAATATAACTGCACCTTATGTGGCTATAGGACAAACTTTAGGGTTTAACTATCTTTACGGGACAACTTTCGTGCAAAATTTATACTCGTCTTCTGGAATTGTAGGAATGGCAGGCCAAGTGTTCCAACAGTTTTAGTAAAAAAGTAAAAATTAAAATATCGTCAAATTATAAATGTCTTTACCGAATTGGAATAGTGATGCTAGTTCTAATAAAATTACAAATACATATTTTAGAGGTTATGTTGATGTATCTGGAGGTGATGTAATTTTAAGAAATGGAAAAGTAAGGTCTGTAAATAACACGATTGAATTTGATGACGTTTATTATTATATTAATATCCCTAATAATTTTCACGTGTTAGGAAATATGAAACTTTTATATAACTCTATTGATTATGATGTTGGAGAAAGACTTGCTTGCATTGGCGACATATATGATAACAGAATTGGAACAATGTCTTACTATGCTCCAAGTGATTTTTCATTATTTAACAATATTTATTGCAACGGTCAAATTCAATATCAAGAATCTGGCACTGGTAATCACGTTGATTTAATTCCTATAATTTTAACGAATACGAGTGATATAACAACGGCAAAGGGAAACATAACGACATTGCAAGGAAAAACAACGAATATTTCTTTTGATAGCGGAACCAATACCACGACAATAGGAGGATTATTAACTTTACCAGCGGGAACAATTAATTCAACATCTATAAATAACACTTCTTTTGTTGATTTAACAAACGGCCAAACGATTGGAGGAATTAAGCGTTTCACTGCAAATGTGCGCGTTGATTCTGCAATATTAGTGAATGCGGGTGCAACCTCAATTTCTAATACCGTTTTGGGATATATAAGCACTCTCAGTTCAAACGCACAAACTCAATTGTCTGGATTGAATAACAGGATAACAGCGGTTGAAACAAAGACAACGCCAATAACTTACACAGCGCTAACAACTACAACTCTTATAACTGGTATTATTCAATGGACTGGAACACTTAACGGATGGAGCACAACGAATTTTTCAAATGCTATTAATTACGCAAAAGATTTAACGAGTTCAGCACAAGCACAAATAAATACGATAAATGCAAATTCGGTTTTGCTTGCAAATAATAATACCTTCACGGGTTTAAATACTTTTAACGGGACAACTACAACCGTAGCCAATACCTTAGGTTCATCAATTTTTACTTTTTCTACAAGTATCAACGGAGCAACAAAAGCAGTTTTTGATAATGTGATGTTATATTGTAATAGTTTAACTTCAAACGCACAAGCACAACTAACAAATTTAGCAACAAAATTAACTGCTATATCATATGAAGGTTCAACCACTACGACGACTATCGCAGGGGATATAATCTTTTTAAATAATTTGAATTCTATCTCTGCGACTACATTTGGTTATCTATCAGGTCTTACATCAGCAATTCAATCACAATTAAATTCATTATCAACAAGAATCGCAACTTTTGAATTAGTAGGAACTATTATAATGTCTCCCTTAAGTGATTTACACACTACATCAGGGAATAAATATTTACACTGCACGGGGCAAATAGTTAGCAGAACAACTTATTCAGGATTATTTGCTAAAATTGGAACAAATTTTGGAGCAGGAGATGGTTCAACAACTTTTGCCGTTCCAAATTATCAAGGGTTATTTTTTAGAGGTATGGGAGGTCAATTAGTTAATGGAACTACGTATACAGGAATTGCAGTTAATAGCATACAACAAGACTCAGTCCAAGACCATCAACACAGTCCCCAAAATGGTGCGTATTTAGGAACTACAACATCAGCGTCAAATTCTGGGGGATATTTAAATTCGCCACTACAGCGACCAAATCAGTATAATTTTGATAATACAGGGACAATGGTAAGTGGAAGAACAAATAGTGTAGAAACAAGACCTGTTAATGTTGGTATTTACTATTATATTAAAACTTAAAATATAAATATAGTAATAAAGATGGTTTGGTTTAATACGTTTGATGACACTTTTTTTATTAGTATTACAGGAATACTGATTGGGGTTCTCGGGTTATCAATTAGGTTTTGTTATCGTTCAAAATGCTACCGAATTGAATGCGGTTGTTTAAAGATTTACAGGGATACTGAAGACGAAAAGGAAATTGATGAAATGGTTATTGAAACCCACGGAAATGAAGAAGAAGATGAAGAAAAAAGTATTTAGATAAATAAATGCAAATTTTAAACGTTGTTAAGTCTAACCGAAAAGGTAAAAAATACACTGCTATTCTTGACACTGGTAAAGAAGTCCATTTTGGCAGTGATGTATCAACTACATACGTTGAAGGTGCTAGTAAAGAAAAGCGTGCTAATTATCTTAAAAGACATTTAGCAAATCCCGTAGAGAAACATCATGTAGAAAATCTGGTTATGTCTCCAGCATTGTTGTCGGCTTATCTTCTTTGGTCTGGTCCAAGTCTTGAAAAGAATATTGAAGTTCTTAATAAGGAATTAAGAAAAAAATAATAAATTCATCAAACAAGTTTTCCGGAATGTCATACAGGTTTTCCGTATTTCCATACATCTTTTCCGTATTTCCATACATCTTTTCCTTAAAAACAAACCACTTTACGGTACCATAAAAGAAGGATAATAATAATACTAATAAACTTTAAAGCATATATCAAGCTAATATTCTTGTCATTCTTAATATTTACTGAGACCACCGGCAAACAGGTGTGTAAAATCCAATAAAATCTTCTTATAGAACAAATAAAAAAAATAAAAATAAAAATGAAAAAAAAATCTTCTTAGAAAAATAGTTTTGAAAAACCAGTTTTAACACACCTGTTTGCCGTCGTCTCACGTAATTAAAACAGTTAATAAGGTTATTCGCTTGGTAAATGCTTTAAAAGTTTTCAAATGTATTTTATTAATTGTATGGGGCTGGCAAACCTGTTCGCCGTTTTTATGAAATAAAACTTATATTAGGAAGATTTTTTTCAAAGATTTATTTAGGAACTTTTCAAGAAATCAACGATTTTTTTAATTCGTTTATTTTTCAAAAAAAAAATAACTTAAAGAAATAAAACAGTTATAAGTATAAACAAACAAACAAACAAAATGTCAACCGAGATTAAAATTCAATGCGAATGCGGACACGCCAAACTCATCTCAAAGTCAAACATCTCAGCACATAGAAAGTCTAAGATCCACGCTAAGAATATGTTAGCACTTGGAACAGTTGAAACCGCAGAGGTTGAAAATACCATTATCTGCACTGAAGTTGTTATTAAGAATAAACCAGAAAAAAACGTAAAACCAAAATGCATTGATTGCAATAAAAGACAAATTTCAAAAGATAGTTTAAGATATCGTAAACAGAAATGTAATAAATGTTGGTATAAATATACAAATGAAAAATATTCCCCAAAGAATAACGAGCCAGAAGAAGAAGAATCAGAGCCAGAAGAAGAAGAAGTTGAGACGATTGAAGAAGTAGTTGAGACGATTGCAGAAGTAGAAGTTGAGACGATTGAAGAAGTAGTTGAGACGATTGAAGAAGTTATTGAAGAAGTGATTAAGACGATTGAAGAAGAAGCCAAACCAGTTGAAGAAGTGAAGCCAGTTGTATCGTGCGACATTACGGAATTTTTACAGAGAATTGAAACGCATTTGAAAAAGATAGATGATTTCAATACTAATATAACCAGCCAACTTATAGACTGTGATATTCTTGACATCGTGAAAAGTATTGATAAACGTTTACAAAAAATTGAGGAACTTCAAGCAGTACCAAACGAGAATTTTTTTGATGATAAAGATATTGATCCAGTATATAGGTATACCGTATGGACCCATAAGCAATATTTTACCAATCGTGTAATTGATGAAATCAAAAGGAGAAAACATCCAATTTTTAAGGGAATTGACGAGGAAGAAGAAGAATCAGAAACAACGACGATTGAAGAAAATCAACGAGATGAAGAAATTTTTGAGAATGAAATTATACGAGATGAAGAAGTGATTAGTGTTATTGATGATATCATTAAGACGATTGAAGAAACTCAAGAAGTTGAAGAAGTAAAAACTACGATTGAAGAAATTCAAGAAGTTGAAGAAGTAAAAACTACGATTGAAGAAATTCAGCATGTTGAAGAAGCTGCAATAAAAATTAAACATAAAATAATACCCGACTCAGAATGGTTGGAATATATTCCAGATAATGACGCAGCTGCGAAATATATACTAGAATACCTAGACTACATAAAAGACAATATTAAAATCTATAAAAAAAATATAGAACTTTGTAATGTTCGTTTTGTATATGTGGCGGATAGTATTCAAATAAGAATATTGACAAGTGATGACATCACTGCAAATTATCCAATGCTTATAAAAAGAGGATATTTAGAAGATTGTTTTAGGATTGAAATGGATGATTGTATGGCATACAAAGCCGATTTTTTAAAAGGAATAAAATATAAAAACTTTTGTAGAAAAGGTGGAATCCATTATAAAATTACAGATGAAAAACACGGTCATCCATTTTTTCGGTTAGAAAAAGAAATACTTGAATATGCACGTCTTACAAATTGCGAAGCTATAGATACACAAAAACCAAATTTTAAACCCCGTTTAATAAATTCCCATAAAGAACCAGAACCCATAAATGACGCAAAAAGCCAAATGGAACAAATGAAAAAACTACGTAAAGGGTTTGGAAAAAAATGGACGTTATTTTAAGATGAAAATAAAGATCAATAAAGAATAGACCTAACAGTTCTTAAAATAGCTTTTAGGTTTTTGTAAAAAAGACGAGAATAAAAAAACAACGAGAATAAAATAGGTTTCTAAATAGGACCTAAATAGGTTTCTAATTATCATGGAGTAATTAAATAATTTTTAAATCATAATGATGTAAAAAAGACAATTGGTAAAATCGTAATAAAGACGATAATGCAGTGAATGAAATAT